TGGTGTAGAACCACTATAAGAACCTGATGTAAAGCCTGAGCCGGTATAATCAAGTACAATTGCAGTGTCATCTTTTACCCATAAAGCTTGTTGAGGGTAATCTATAGCAGAACCTAAACCTGGGGTTTTAAATCTAAATTCAACAGTATGAGGAACATCATCCCTTGAAATCCATTCTGGGTTGAGGGTCCATTCTGTAGCTATTTGACCACCACCTTCAGTATCATACTTGTAATCAAATTGTTCAAACCAATAGTCCCAATCGTTTGTGTTATCTTTATCTTTACCACCAAACTCATTTATTTGGAGTAAAGCACTAGGAATTCCATATGCTGTGATTAAAGCTCTAATACCATCTACTGTACCTTTTTTCTTGTATATATAAGGTAAAGCATTATACATTCGTTTATATAAACGTTTGTTTACATCATCTTGAGGTAAAATTTCATTTGAACCTGTTACAAAATCTGAAATGTATTGGTACCCACTAGGAGTAGGTAAAGATCCAGTCATGTCAGGATATGGGAAACTACTCCCTGAAGGAGTAATACCTAATAATGAAGAATATATGTTGAAAGAACTAAATTGGTTTTCATAAATTGTAAAACCTAAATCTCTTAACTGTTGGGCAATTAAATCTGGGGAGATACCAGCGTTAACTCTGTTATCATTATTCCATTTGTTAGTAATATCTTTAATATATACCCAAATATTTTCATCATAAAAATGAGATACCATATTACAAAATGCTATATAATTAGCATTTGCATTATCTTCTCTAATATATTCAGGAATAGCCCAGTAAATCCAATTTAAATTATCAGTATCATAATTAGAAGCAGATATCAAACTTGATGTAATCCAACTTTGGGCTGATGGGCTTATAGTAGATACTTGTTCATATGGTAATAAACTACCGGATTTAGGATAAGGTACTGAACCTGAAGAAAAATATAAATAATATTCAAAATTATCGAATTGATCGATAGTTTCATTAATTTTATTTTGGAAAAACGCTACAGAAGCTGATACAGCTACTACCGCTCCTGATTGGTTACCCCCAGCTTCTGATTGGGAGGTCCATGATTCAATTTGTTGTAACTTATAAAAAAAGTTGCTTATACGAGATTCAGCTGAGGAGAAATTGATAAAATTGCTATAATTAGTATAATCTACGTTGATAGCAATATTAGGATCTTCATAATAACTACTTACTTGTTGATATGAAGCTGTTAAATCTGTATTAGTAATATCTAACCAACTTTGAGATTCCCCTGAGTTACTTGTTTCGTCTTTTAGGTTTATGTTTAAATTTGGGCCTTGTAATTTGATAGAATTATCTACTTCAATTACGTCGGGGATTATTTGGACGTTGAAAGCTACAGAATTAGCTACTTCTTCAACTATATAACATTGAGATTTTAGAAGATATTGTTGAGGAAGAGGCTCGTATAATTTGATAAGAATAGTATCTCCATCTAAAGCTATATTATTAGCAATTACTAATTGATTTTGACCAAAATTAAGATAAAAATCTGGGAAGTATTGATCAGAATTACGTTCATCTATAAAATTATTAGCTTCTAATCTAATAACAGAACCTGGAAGGGTGGTTGAGGATAATCTTAATTCAGTTCTATTAGAGGAAATTTCAGAAATAAAGTATGGTTGTTCTTTAGTAGAACCACATCTATTAGATAAAAAATTATATAATACATTATATGTACCTCTATTATAACCATAGTATTCTAAATCCTTGTCTGGGTATAGTACTAAGTTATTGTCTAATAGTCTATATCCTTTAAATAAAGGTTCAAATTTCTCTATATCTGCTTGAGGGTATAGTATAGAACCATTCAAATTATATACAAAAAACTCTATATAATCCGTTGAAGGATTAAATGTAGTAATTGTAGGAAATTGAGGTATAAGAGTCAAATCAGAAGATGAATAATCTTCTAACATAAATCTTTCAGGGTTTATATTGAATATATTAGTTACCATTGATTATATCAAGTGCTTGTTTTTGGGTATTATTAGTAATTTCTTCTATTTGTTGTCGAGTTTCTAATAATTGTTCCCTTAAAAATGTAATTTCTTGTTGAAGAGCTTCAATTTCTAATGATTGGGGTACGTACCCAATATATTCAACACTAGTTTCAATTAAAGAAGTATGAGAATTTTCTCCTGTTTGGGGTATTTGGAAGAATAAAGCATCATAGTAAGTGAAAAATTCATTTACTGTAGGGAGATTATCTTCTACTGTAACAGGGGGTGTTGGTACTAATTGGCTAAAAGTAGTATCAATAGTCTGAGTGTAAGGAGATCTCGCAAAATTAGTTTTATTTAAAAGAATTTGTTTTTCCATTACCCATTAACTACTTTAAAATAGTAATTATCATCATAAATTGTTGTACTACCACTAGCTACAACTTGAACTAAAATTTTATAATATCGTTCTGGTTCTAAACCATTCATATAAATATCAAAATAACTTGATGTATAGTCACAGCTAATTTGAGTATAGTTTGAATCAAAATTAATTACATATTCATCTGTATCTAAATCTTTTACTGCATAATATGATGAACCTGAAGGTAAATAATATTGTTTAGTATACAAGGATGATGTTGACCAAACTTGTGCTGGGTATTTTGGGCGGCAATTTAATCTAAATCTGTTTATACTGCCACTATAAAACACGCCTGGGTTTTCTGCTAGGCCAATAAAAGCGTTAGGTTGTGAAAGTACAGTTATAGATGAAGTAGGATTCCATTCAAAATCATTCCATCTAATTTCTAATTGTGGTGGATAAATTGTATTAGTATCTACACTATAGTATTGTAATACAGGTTGAACTTGTTTATTAGCATTCCATTCAACTGCACCTTCCCATTTTAAAATTATTCCGTAATTTGGTAAAGAACCACTATACCAATCTTCAACCATAGAAGTAACCCCAATAGTTAAATCTTTATCACTTCTAAGACTAAAGGTTTGTTTAACAGGATAAGCTACAGCACCTCCTGGGAGATTTGCTGATGAACTTACCCACCATGAACCTCCACCTTGGGCTGAATACGTTGGGTTATATGAACTAGTATATCCTAAACTAGGACCACCAATATTCCAAGCATTTCCTCCCCCAAAAATTGGAGAATTCCATGCTGCTCCATCTGTAGTCATAGGTTCATCTAAATAAGTACCAGTACCACTATTCCAATTATCATGTACCGGATATGCTTCTAATATAGAATCTTCTACTATTCCTTGTGCTGTAGCTATATAAGATTTTAAATATGCGTCCCAAGACCCAGTTACTTTATTTTCTAAAACATCAGTAATTTCACTAGAATCAAATTGTATAAGAGTTCTTGCTACTGATGGAGCACTATCAACCGAAAAATTTAAATTTGATACTTGGTTAATAGGATCTAGTCCTGTATTCATTGCTGGGTACATTGAATACAAAGATGTATCTTTTGATGGAAATAATTTATATACTGCCATTTTGTTTATTTATAAGGGTCGGTTGCTCTTGCTATTAAATTTCTGTCTTGTAAACTATCAACATAAGGTCTAGTTGGAGTGTAAGGCTGAGTAGTAGGTGATGTTACAATATCTTGTCCTACTATAGTAGAATATGGTACATTAATAGGGCCACCTATTGGTTCTGGGTTTTCTAGGTCAAGTGAAGTTTTATTAAAACTAGTATCTAGTGAGGTTTTTGCAAATCTTGGTCTAGTTACTAACTCATCTTTTCTACCAGAAGAAATCCCATTAGCATCTGGGTAGTATGCTAATTTCCAGGATTGTTCATTGTATTTTTTTAATATATCACTCATGTTTTATAAGTTTACTACTCTACCTGTTATATCACTATTAGGAAATTTAACTTCAAAAATCATAGGATCTATTGAAGGGTACAATACTCCATTTAAGGTAGCACCTTGAGTATCATAAGCATATTGAGAATAACTAGCTCCTGAGTTAGTGATGTTTTTATTAGAGATTGTTAAAGATTTTACTGTTTGTACTCCTTCAATTTTATCTAATAAAACTGTTAAATCTCTAAATATAATAGGTTCGTTCATTTGCCAATTTAAAATGTTGAAATATTGTTGTAAAGCAATAATACAATTTCTTAATACGGCATTATTATTATAATTTGGTAAAGTAATAATTTCAAAATCAATACCAATATTAATTACAAAAGCATCTTTTATAGCAATAGAATCACCTACAGTTCTAAATTGAGAAAGGTAAGTAGAAATATTTTGTTTTAAAGAAGCATTTGCTGTAGTTAAATTACCATTTACGTTAAAAGCTAAAACATACATATCGATATTAGCACCACTATTAGAATTAGCTTTTGCTTTTTCTGTATATACTTTAGCTAATTTACCATATTTAGAAGGTAAAGATAATGCTCTAATAGTATAGTCATTTGGTGTAACCGCTCTATATTGGGTGTTAAAGTTAGAAATAATATTTTGTTTCATTTCTTCTAAACCATCACCTCCTCTACCTCCAGAAGCAGCTTTTGGATTAGTTACAGCTAAAGAATTATAAGATGATTGATATAACCCCGAATCAGTAGATGAATAATTAACAAAATTTCTTGTTACATTAGTTAATTCAGTTAAAGTATTAGCAGCCACATTAGCCCCAACTCCACCTCCAGTTAAATATCTTACAGTTAATTCACCAGTAGGAGCAATTCCATAAGTATTTGTAAAGATAAAGTTTGTTGGAGAATAAGCTGTGGTCATTTTATCCTTTTCAAAAGGTAAGCCTAAACCAACATTATCTGTATTAGGGGTGATTTCTTCATCAACATCTAAACTAGTTCCGGCACCAAATTGTATTTGAAGAGAACCACTATCTAAAAATCTAGTAGCAAATCTACGTTGAGTTTGTTTTAATTGGAGTAAATAAGGAGTTTCTCCTTCATTTTGGAAATTATTTGGGTCGTTTGGATTTGAATTTTTGATTGAATCATAAATCATTTCTTCAGCTAAATAAGGTACTTCATACCAAGTATTTCCATCTTCATCAACAATATCTAAAATACCTATAATATTTGAATTATTGATAGTAGTTGTAAAAAATTCTTGAGGAGTAGAACCAGCATTTATAGTAATTGTGTTTACTGTAGCTGATATTGCTGAGGTAGTTTTTTTAAGAAGATATTGTGTTGGGTTGTTTGAACCATCAACACTGTACACAGTAGCTGTTGTTGGGTTTGTTGAGCTTGAAACTGTAAAATCTATGGTATTTGATGTTAAGAATGGGTTAGTAGAATTTACTACTGATCCAATTTGTGCATTTTCAGCAATTTTTAAAGCATACCTATAGTCTGGTTGGTATACTCCTGTACCTGAGGTTTTTGAAGGAACTGTTTGATAGAAATCTAAGTCTACAGTAGCAACTCCTGTTACTGTAGGTTTGTAACCCATAACATAAGATAATTCATATAAATTATTTATATTATTTGCATATTGAACAAAAGTTTCATTGATAAGAGCATCCTGGTAGAATGTTAAAACATCCCCAATATAAGCAGTTTGTTCCATAAACATCATACCAGGTGATGCTTCTGTAAAGTCTGTGTATGTTGTTGGAAAATAAGTTTTAGAATAATTGATTAATGCTTGTCTAAGACCAGCAAAATCCTTATTTAAATATTTTATGTCTCTAGCTTGTGCCATTATCCAAAGGTAATTTCTAATTGGTCGTTAATTGACTGATTTTTTATAGAATAATATAATTGTATATTAATAGTTTGAGTATCAACATCAGCATTTAATCTCAAATCATTTATTGTAATTTGTGGGAAATATTCAGTTATAACACTAGATAAATCTTCTTGAATATAATCTAAACTATCTTGTTCAATTTGAAGAAATAAATATTTTCTTAACCCAAAACCAAAAGTAGGATTATCATATCTTTCTCCAGGTTCAGTTATTAAAAAATTTAGTAAATTATTTTTTATTGCTGCTTGTGAAGTATATGTTTGGTTAAATACAGCACCATTTGTAAAAGGAATTCCAACCCCTACCCCAATATTAGGATAAAAATCAGTACGTGGTATGATTTGGGGGTTAAAAGCCATTATTTTTTATTAATTAATCCCATAATTGTATCTAAACCTACATTTCCTGCTGGGAGAGCTGATCCTTCACCTGAGGTATTCATTCCTGGGGCTACCTGGAGAGTATTAGAATAAGCTGCTGCGTTTGGAGAACTAAAATTTAAAGTATCTTGTCCTAATTTCATATCACCTAAAATAGATTGATATGCCATTCTTTGTTCAGCTAAATTTTTGGGTTTAGAAGTAGTTTTTGTTTCTGTAAGTGGTTGTTCAAAACTTTGGCCTACAGAGTTACCTTTTGGTGCTTTTACAGCCTCCAAAAGAATTTCTTTCAATTCCTCTTGGATAGCTTCCTTTACAGCTTCCTTGATTAGTTTTTTAAGTTCTGTGGTTTTCATTGTT